CTTCTTTTTCTTCATCGAACTCTGAATAATCTGACATGATCACAGTTCTTTCTTTGTCTTTGTATACCATCCAACCTATTGAATGGCAAATGGCTAGTCTTTCTTTTTTTATATCCTCTAAGCTATGCCAACCTGTTTCTCCGTCTTTGGCGTCGTACCACGAAACAAGGACCATGGGACTGATTTCTTCAATTTGAGGGTTTTTTTTCATTTAATTTTTTTATCATGATGTAGCATTCTGCACAATAAAACAAAATATCTCTGATTATTACGACTGCGTTTTTTTCACAATTATCATTGCAACATTTTTTAGGGCTAATGCTCAATGAAAAAACGACCTCGAAGAAAGGGGTCCTATAGTTATAAAGGAGGAATAGTTCATTAGCCCTATTTAACTATAAATTTATAGGATTATTTTGTCAATATTTAGTTTCCTATAGATATTTTAAACTGAAAGTGATTTGTAGTTTTTCAAATTCGACAAAATAGACGTAACCACGTAACTTTAGTCAAAAACCATTGTAAATCAACAATAATACGGTTACTTTGATGACGTAACCACAGGTAACCATAAGTAACTCACTCTATATGTCTTTTTTGAACTGAAAGTAGTATTATTAATTATAATATTGAATTAAAATAATCTATACAGAATTGAAAAAGTGTATTAAAGTAAAAAAATGCCTAAGATTAAAAATGGCGATCTATCGCCTAAACAGAAAAGATTTGTAGAAATCTTTGTAAAAGAAAATGGTCGCCTCACGGCGACGGAATGTGCTAGACAGGCAGGATATTCTGAAAGATCAGCAGTATCACAAGCCTGCAACCTAAGAAATCCTAAATACTTTCCTAACGTGGTAAAAGCCATTGAGGACTTACAAAGAGAGTATGCAGAAGCAAGTAAGATTACTTTTGTTAGTCATCAACGAGAACTGTCAAGATTAAGAGAACAAGCGATTGCTAATGGTCAGTTGGGACCTGCTGTTCAAGCTGAGTTTCGTCGCGGTCAGTTAGCGGGTTTCTATGTAGATCGTAAGGAAGTAGTGACTGCCTCACTTGATAATATGTCCAGACCAGAGTTAGAAGCCAAACTAAAAGAGATTAGAGATCACAATGTTGTCAATGGCGAGTCTATTGGAATGGAAATAAAAACAATCGACCATGATGATATGCAGATTCAAGAAAAAGAATAAGATTAAATAATATAAACCAATAAACTAATAATTTAATCATTTACTAACCTTAAAATCTTCTTGAGCATGACCGTCGCAATCCTGCGTTGCCATGAATTTACAATGAGAAGAACACCACCGTTGGAATTTAGTCATAAGTGTTTCTTTACCACAATGAAAACATTTGCGCTTTGTCCGTTTTTCGTTGTCGTGATTGTTAATTATGTAATCGGGTAAAACATTGTCATAAGAGTATTTGCTTTTCATTAGTTTATGAAGCCTTGGGCTATCATCATTCTATACAAATCCTCTAATTTATCAATGACACGATCATACTTAACACAAGTACATTCTAGCTGATCGTCTTTATCATTAGGGCATACATGAGATTTATCATCTCTTAAATCTCGTATGTCCTGTATGATGTCCTCTATCCTACTGTTCACTTTCATTTACTCCCTCTTTTTGTTCTAGCTGTTTGTCTGTCATCACGCTCTCCAATAGTAAGTGTCGCCGTCAAATTCTGTTTGATTATAATCCATAGCAACTGCGTCTGCCCAACCCTGCCAATCTATGTGATAGTGTAATGGATTGTTATCATCTTGACGGTCTAAATAACCAAAATCATAAGCCGTATCTTCACAATATTGTTCCCAATAATTTTCACGAATAAATGCTACGCCCATTTCAAAGTTATCTTCACCAACCTCTTCAATCAGTTCTTCTATCGCTTCAATTCTTTCTTCATCATCTTCTTTGTCCAATGTTTTTAATTCATCTAACAAATCTCGACTATCAAATATATCACTCATATTTTATCCTTTCTTAATATCTATATGATTCTGCTAATTCATGCACCATATCAACAATTTGAGCCAAACCAACATCATAAATTTTTTCATTGGCATTTAATATTGCTCTAACCTCTCTGATAAATTCTTCTTTGGTTTCTAACTCTTGATCTCTTTCTTCTTCGTCCATTACCCAATCTTTAAATTCACTCATTATTTACCTCTCCTTTATATTCTAGGTAAAGAAGGTAATTGTTCTATATTAGTATGTATAGCGCCTACATCATTACCCTCATCATCTGACATTACCCATAGTTTAAAACCACCTTTTAATTCTATAACTACACCATATCTATCTGTATATTCATCTTTCTCATAATATACTTCTTTAATTTGCCTATTGTTTAATACGGAAGCCTTTTTGTTCCATTCTTTAACTAAATCATTCATCTTCTTTCTCCTTTATGTTATTATCTCAAATTTATAGGATTAATTATTAAAGTCAAATTATTTTTTTACTTGACATCTTATCCCATTAGTTTAGGATAAATTAAAAATATATTATAAGAAAGGATATATTATGAATACTAACGACATCAGACTAAATGCGGACAAAAGAAAGAGATTAAAACAATCTCACCGCAATATTATTTTAAAGCAAACTCCTACTAAAGCAGATGAAGATTTAAAAGTAGCAGTTAAGGACTTTAAGCAAAGACTAGATCATACTTGGAAGAATATCATTGAGCCAACTGTATGCCAAAACTATCCTCAAGATGAGATGAGAATTTTAAAGAAATATTCTCGTAGTGGTTATGGCGGAAAGTTTGCAACATGGGATACTTGTTTTACTTTCAAACCTACTTTCAATGATGAAATAGAAAAACAATTTAAATATTTATATTCAAAAAATGATATGACCGCGATCTATCATGATGATTTGATGAATTTAAATGTTAATCCTAGTTTAAGTTATGAGTTTGAAAATAAAGACACTAACCCAAGGTTTTATCAAGAAAATAATGATCTTGATGAAGCAATACGAGGATTGAGTGTCGCTAAATATAAAAGTGAATATGATATAAACGATAGTGATGTTTCAAATCTTGGCGGTCATGTTTTGCTTGTTCCTAATAATGGCGGTTGTCATTCGAGAGTGATGATGATGTCAAGTGAGAGTGATTGGCAACAATTACTTGAGTTTGAGAAATCAAGAACTTTTATGCATAATTGTCAGCGCGAGGCTTTTCTAGAAAAACTTTCTATTATTAATGATATGAACGCGTTAATAGATAGTGCTAAGTTTGTTAGTGAGATAGAGAAGTATTGGACTGATCTTCGAGATTGTGTTGATCTACATAATCAAGAGATAGGACAGGAACTTTCTATTGTATCAAATGAAACAAAGGAAAGACTTTCTAACTTTTCTAAGATTAGACAAGCCAATAGAGAAATCTTATTAACTTTGGGCGGTCGTATTAATGGAGTAGCAAATGACACAAATTCCTAGATGTCAGCAATGTGGGAAAAAAATATATAAAAGATATGGCGGTAGAGGACACCTTCCAATTTTTGATAGTCAGTATCATTATCTTAATTTTGATACTGCGGAAGAACGCGACCGCCATGAAATCCCTTCAAATGCTTATGACATAAATAGGAGAGATCCGAGTGATTGGGATAATACATTTAGATTAAATTATTTTACTCCACAAGAGCCAAAAGACGGATTATTTTGTAGTCGTAATTGTTCAGATCATTGGCAAATGCAAAATAGAAATATTTTGGAAAGTTTAATGAAATCTAATACTTTCAAAAATCCTTGGAAAGGTGCATAATAACTACTTGCAATTTTATGGGAAATGATTATATTAATATTAACCAAAAGAAAGGACTAAAATATGGGCGACAGAGTTAGTATATCATTTAAGGATGACAACGGTGACGAAAGTATTGCTTTATTTAATCATTGGGGTGGTACTGAATTTCCAAACTTTGCTTTAAATTGGTTTAAAGATTTTAAAGATCGAAACAAAGCAGAAAGTAATTGGAGTGATCCCATTACAAGGCATGAAGCGAGGGTGATGATGACACAATTTTTAGACTTCATTGGAAGAAATAAAATTGATCGTCAATATATTCGCGGTGGTGAAATAGGAAGAATGAAAACAGATGAGAATTTGTTATCTTCATCTTATTATTTTGGAAAGGATAAAAATGACGGTGATAATAGTGATAATGGTCATTATGTTATTCATACTGATACCGCTACAATGGAAGTAAGCAAAAGACCTATGGAAGATTACGAATAAATTTTATCGCGGTGGTGGATAATTTCCACCACCCAAAAATACCTCTTGAAATAATCCTAACATATCCTATATTATTATTAATTAACTAATTACGAGGTAATTAAAATGTATAAAAAACTTAGACAAGATCAGATTTATACTTCTAAAAATTACGATCAATTTAAATTAATTGACGGTAATAGAGAAATTAAATCTTCCAAAGTCAATAAGCTTTTAGATGAAATTAAAATGTGGGGGCAAGTTGCACCTATAATTGTAGATTTTTCTATGAAAGTTATTGACGGGCAACACAGATTAGAGTGCTGTAAAACTTTAAATATTCCTGTCAGATATGTGGTTTATGAGGTCAAGAAAACTAAATTACTTGAATTAATTAGATCAATAAATTCTGTTCAAAGTAATTGGAATAATACCGATATCGCTCAAGCTTTCGTAGTGGCTGATAAAAATAAAGAACATTATCAAAGATATTTAGAATTAATTTCTTTGGGTGTTTCTCACTCAACTGTTGTAGAAGCTTGTTCTTATTTGGCGGTGGGGGAAGATAAGATAAGAGCAAGTTATTTTGACTTTAAAAATGGCAATTTGGAAATACCGCAAGAAGTTTCTGATAAAGTTAGCGGTCAAATTTCAATGTTGAAATCCTCTAGCATTGAGCCAAAAATTTGGAACAGGATCTATTTTATTAGAGCATTATTAAAATTAAGAAAGCAAGATGATTTTAACGTCTATACTTTTATAGAAAATTTTAATAAGTTCTCCCGTAAGTGGGATAATGCTTATACTGTTGATGAAAATATCAAAGGCATTATTCATATTCACAACTATAAAAATAGAAACAAAGCAAAGTTTTATATTCAGTAGTGGCAAAAACTGAAACTTTATTTGGACGCGATATTATCAAAAATACTCGCGTCCATTGGACTAGAATTGAAACTTTTGCGACCGCAGGGATACCCGATCTATACGGAATTAAGAATAAAATAGTAGTTTGGCTTGAATTAAAGTGTATTAAACAAAATTCAATAAAACTCTCACCGCTACAAATCTCATGGAATTACAACAACTTTCGCCATGGTGGGAAAAATTATTATATGGTCAAAGACACGAGAAGCAAGGTCATCAAATTGTATGGCGGTGATCAAGGTGCGTGGATAAATGAACAAGGTTTTAAAGCCGAGCCAAATTATCACGAAATGCGACCGCCATATAATTGGAAGGAGTTTGAAGATTTTTTATTTGACACTTGATCCTTGTTCCTATAATCTTAGGACAGAAAGAAAGGAAGAAAGATTATGAAACTATTAACAAAAGAAATCGAAAATA